AACGGCAACGTTTGGAGAGTTCAAGCGATTGGAGCTAATGTGAGTATTGCAAATATAATCTTTTTCATACAACGAACGCAGAATCATTCAACATAAATTAAAAGAGTAGTTTTTCTACTCTTTTTTTATTTCTATATTTATAGTAAATAATAATACTAAAAATATGTCTGTAAACACTTATTGGTCGGGTTCAACCGAATCAGCATTTTTATCAGCATCCGCATCAGCGGAAGCAACTCCATTTGGATTATATGATTCTGATGCCGATTTTAGACATGATGCACCGAGAACGGCAGTTTGGGTAGCAAAACGATTAGGATATCCAATTGTAAATATAGAATTAGATAACCCACAAATTTGGGCATGTTTTGAAGAATCAACTTCGGAATATTCAGCGCAAGTAAATCAATTCAACCTTCGTAATAACCTTGATATTTTAAGAGGACAACCTAAAGGAAAAGTTACAAACTATTCTCAAACACTTGTTGATGGTTCATTTTTACCTACTACAATCCGTATGTCACAGCAATACGGGACTCAAGCGGGAGTGGGTGGTTCAACTGCTATAAAGAAGGCATATATTGATTTAGTACCTGGTCAACAAATCTATAACATAATGAGTTCATCGGTGGATGTGGAAACATCTTCATCTTTTGCAACTTTATTTACGGGAAGTTCTACGGTGGATGTAACAAGAGTGTTTCACGAAGCAACTCCGGCAATCGCACGTTTCTTTGACCCATATTCGGTAGGTGCACAAGGTACATTGAACTTAATGAGTGAGTTGGGATTTGGTAATTTCTCACCTGCTGCACAATTCTTAATGATGCCTTTATATGAGGATGTATTGAGAATGCAACAAATTGAATTTAATGACCACATTCGTAAATCAGCACATTCATTTAATATAGTTGATAATAAATTAGAAATATTCCCTATACCAACGACTGGTACAGTTAGTAGAGTTTATATCGAATATATGAGTAGAGATGAATTTGAACACGATTCTCAAACTATTCAAGCTGATTCACTTTCGGATTATTCCGATATTCCATATGATTTTATTCAATATTCATTTATCAATGATGTTGGTAAACAATGGATTAGAAAATATACACTTGCGCTTACAAAAGAATTATTAGGCGCAATTAGAGAGAAATACAATTCAATTCCAATTCCGGATGGTGAAGTTTCATTGGATGGTGCAGCATTAAGAGCTGAAGCTCAAGTTGAAAAAGATATTTTAATTACTCAATTGAGAGAGAACTTGGAAGAGATGAGTAGAAAGAATGTGATGGAAAATAAAGCACATGAAGCTGACCATCAGCAAGAAATGTTAAGAAAAGTACCTTTAAAAATATATGTAGGATAATATGCCAAAATTTTTAGTTGGAAGAGATTTAGATTTTTTCAAATCCATCGCCAGAGAACTTGTGGATGATGTAATTCAGACTGCTATTACCATATTCAAACTTAACATATACGAAAGTAAGGTTAATATTTATGGTGAAGCAATCAATAAGACTTGGTATCAAGGAGTAGAAATGTTCTGCTTAATTGATAAGGAGCCTGAAAATGTAAATTATGAAGGATTTGGTCCTGACAATTCGCAGACAATCACATTCAAATTAGATAAGCAAATGTGTGAGGAAAAATCGTTATATCCCGAAATCGGAGATATGGTTTATTTTGACCAATCATATTATGAAATTGATAACACAAATGAAGTTCAATTCATAGGAGGGCAGCCTACAAATAATTGGAGTATCGTATGTACTGCGTTTATGACTAGAAAATCTGATTTGAATATTGAACAACGTGTAAAATAATAAAAAATGGCAAAAAATCCAATTAGACCGGTATTAAATCGAGCAAATCAGATAAAATCCGAAAAAGGTGATTTAAAGCATAGTATTTCGCTCTTTGACGTAGACTATGCTATGATGTCATATTTGGAAGATGTTGCTCTACCGACTCTGGAAGAGGGTGATGGCAACGTTGTAAAGATACCTGTGATATATGGTAACTCCGAAAGATGGAATGGTGCTAGAAGAGAAGGAATTTATAGAGATATAAAGGGCAAAATTCAGTTACCAATAATGATGATACGAAGAACATCGATTGCAAACGATGAGTCAATACCGATGTTAAATAATCACGTTTCATATTCAACCATTAGTAAGTTCAATAAAAATAATAGATACGATAGGTTCACTGTTTTAAATGGCGCAAGACCATCGTATGAATTATATAATATAACAATGCCACAATATGTTGATATAAATTATGAATGTATGGTGTGGACTTCGTTTACCGAGCACTTAAATAAGGTAATCGAACACTTATCATATACAACTGATTATTGGGGAGATAAAGATAAGTATAAATTCAGAACTCAAATTGCAGATTACAATGTTGTAAATGAGGTAGGGGAAGGTTCTGAAAGAATCAATAGAGTTGAATTTACATTAAATGTGAAAGCATATCTATTACCAGAAAAATTCGATGGCGAAAATACTACTGTTAAATCATTTAGTAATAAAAAAGTATTCGTATCAACCGAAACCGATGTAACAAGTGGGAATGGTAGATTGGAAGGATTACTAACAACTCCATCTGCATATTATGATAATAAGGATTTGGTTGATTTTCTTGCATTAAATAATAGTAAATCGCAAAAACCTATTACAAATAATACTATTACATTTAGTGGTATAAAATTGATAAAAGCGCCTGAGCAATTGGCGAGTGTAATTTCTGCGGGAATTACGGTTGGGCCAAATTCATATGATATTAAAGTTTATATAAATGGTGTACGATACTATCAAACCGATTTTAATATATCCATTACATCAAACTCATTGACTATAAACTTTATAACAAACTTCGATATCACTACGACCGATGAGGTTGCAATATCCGGTAAATTTATCGATATCGTATAATGAAACGTACACTATTAGATAT